CGCACTAACTGATTGGATTCTAAAAAATGTTGACCTTACCCCAAAAGGAATCATTGACAAGTTCGGCCTGTTTAGTGTACAATTAACAGATACTACAAACTACGGACACTTTGGCAAAGACCATTTGCCGTGGGAACAGGTAGATTTAGATATTGAACTATGAAAACTAAAAAAGAACCTGCTATTGCTCTAAAGGATATTATGGCAGCTCTGGACAAAAAGGACAGAGGCTTTTATAGTCGCTTGACTGATGAACAGAAGAAAGCATTTGTACCTTGGATGATGATGCGCTATGCTAGTAGCGCACAAGGACGCAATGCTGCTCATTACTTGTTTATGGTCAATGAACTTGTTAACAAAAACTTTAGCGATGTTAGTAAGCACCCAGAACTACAGTGGTTACTAATGACAGCAGCCGGTTCTGGTAAAGTAGAATTCCATCCTTATATCAAACCGCCTAACAGTAAAAAGAAGAAGGATAAACTCAGCGAGTTTGTTTACAGTATATATCCAAACTTTAAAAGGGATGATTTAGAACTGTTCTTGATGTTAAATACTAGAGAAGATTTAAAAGAACTAGCGAAAGCACATGGCTATGATGACAAAACTATTGCAGACATCTTTGGAAAGTGACACCACCTGCAAGTGGTGCGAAAAAGAGTTTCGCAATGAGCGAACACTTTCTGCCCACATGTGTCCTAAGAAACGCCGCTGGGCGGATAGAGAAATGACGCATGTGCGGCTAGGCCTTCGTGTGTTTCAAATGTTTTATGAGCTAAGTACTACATCTAGTAAACCAAAAAGTATGGAAGATTTTATTCGTAGTCAATACTATGAAGCATTTGTGAAGTTTGGTCGTAGCTGTGTGCGTAATGAATATTTAGAGCCAGAAAAATTTGCTGAATGGTTGATTAAAAATGGTAAGAAACTTGCTGATTGGAGCAAGGATAGTTTATATGACGAGTTCTTACTTGACTATGTTAAAAAAGAAACAGGGATTAGAGCATTAGAACGAAGTGTACTATATCTAGCTGAATGGTCTAAAGACAATGATGCTGAATGGCAGGACTATTTTAAAATAGTTAGTACACCTAGAGCAGTACATGATATTAGGGCAGCTAAGATATCTCCTTGGTTGCTATATTTGAGCGACACGGGTAGGGAACTACTCACAAGATTTAACGACGAACAAATCAAGATGATAAATCATATTATTGATGCCAAATTCTGGTTCAAGGTTTTTGCAAAGAATACCGAAGAAGTAGAAGAAGTTAAGTCTGCCTGTGAAGCCGCTAGAATTTGAGGGTATAATTTATGAAAGAGAATTTAACAATTAAAGATATAGGTCTGGAAGTAATCAAATGGCCTATTACAAAAGTGCGTGTTGGTAAAGTTGACGATCGTTGGCTTGTAGAATATCGCAGAAAAGCAAAGTGGGTGTTTGATCGTTGGTGGTGGTTTGACGATGGCAAATACATCGATTATCGTGAAGCAGTTGCTCGTGCTCAGGCTATCTCCGCTGCGGGATATATCACAACTATTAGAAATGCAACGCCAACATTTGATGTAACACCTTACGATTTAGATGAATCCTTCACTACACCTGCACCTGTAGCACCTCAAGTAGTAAAACGGGTTGTTACAAAAGCAGCACCAGCAGCATCGGGCTTTGCCGCATGGAAAGCCAAACAAGGCGTTGACCTAGATGGCGACGGCGACATTGACGAAGATGACTTTAAGTTATATAATGCAGGTGATCGTTGGGACGCTGCCTCATCAGGGTGGGACAATCCTCAAGATTTAGATGGCGATGGCGACATTGATGAAGATGACCATCGGTTATACGAATCTGCAAAGCGTTGGGAAGATAAGGGATGGGATAACCCCGAAGATTTAGATGGCGATGGCGATATTGACGAAGATGACTATAAGCTGTATGAATCTGCAAAGCGTTGGGAAGAACTAGGCTGGGAAAATCCCGAAGATCTAAATAACGACGGCATCATTGACATTGAAGACTATAAGTTGTATGTCCAGGGCGACCGTTGGGACAATAATAAGGATAACAGTAATGACTAACGAGAAACCCAGAGCAATTTTTAGTATTGAAGATCTAGATATTATTCAAGAAGCATTACTGTTTTATGTCCAAGTTGCAGATGACTTGGAGCCTACACTACAGAGAAAGATTGTTAATTTAACACACAGATTAAACCGAGGTAAAAAGTGAGTGAAGTAAATTTAATTGGCGTAACTAAGCCCAGTGCTATTACGGATTGTCATACACCAGGTGACTTGGTTGCATATGCAGCCCGAGTAAGCAATCCTGCTAACCAAAGCAATACACAGACTGCACCAAAGCTGTTAAAGTATTTGATTAAGCACAAGCATTGGAGTCCGTTTGAGATGGTGCATATCACAATGGAAATTAAAACCACTCGTGATATTGCACGACAGATTCTACGTCACCGTAGCTTTGCATTCCAAGAATTCAGTCAGCGTTATGCTGTAGCAGAGAACATTGGCTGTGACCGTGAAGCACGATTACAAGATGAAAAGAATCGTCAGAACTCAGTTGATGTAAACGATCCTGCACTACAGGAAGATTGGCATATGCAACAAGCAAAGGTTCGTAATGCCGCCCAAGCCGCATACAAGTGGGCGTTGGATAAAGGTATTGCCAAGGAACAGGCTCGCGCTGTATTGCCAGAGGGTTTAACTGAAAGCACACTTTACATGGCAGGTAGTTTGCGTAGCTGGATTCATTACATTGACCTACGGGCATCAAATGGCACACAAAAAGAGCATATGATTATTGCTGAACAATGCAAGAAGATTGTGCTAGAACATTTCCCAATGCTCGATGAGTACTGGGCCGATAATAAAGATTGATTCATAACTAGAGAAATTTTATGACAAAGAATGATGAGGCTGTAATTAGACTTCACGAGATTGCTCGTTTAGTTGAGCGCGAATATGTAACAGAATCTGGCATTAACCTTGCTAAAACTATTCGTGTTGCAGCAGATGAATTAAATGAACTGATTAAGAACAGTGACAACAAAAATTGATTTTGACGTAGATATTGATATGGCTAACCGTGAGGACTTAAAGTAGACGTTCTAAATAACGGCATTTATAAAGATGTTAGGGATGAAGCACATATCACAGAGTTAATGAATATTGAACCGTTGTGGGACTTACTTGAACATGAAGAATTTGTAAGTCAGCTATTTCATATTAGCAACTACTCTAATATCTTAGCTCAATATAAGCCTACTAGTGTTGAGCAGTTAGCAATGATTCTTGCAATTATTCGCCCCGGCAAAAAACATTTGATTGGTAAGAGTTGGAACGAAATTACCAAACAGGTTTGGGTTAAGCCCACTGATGGTAGCTATTATTTTAAGCACAGTCACGCAATTGCATATGCTGTGGCTATTGTTGTACAGATGAATTTAATTTGTGAGAAAGCGCAATCTATTTACGCCTAGGGCGTTTTGCGTATCAATTGAATACTGCGCCGTTTGATGCGCTTCTTTAATAAGTTTTGTAGGCTTGTAACTGGGCCAAACAATATTTCAACATCTTTATAAGTAAACGTCTTTAGGTAGGGGCGGAAAGTTCGCATTTCATAGTGTAGAAATACATCTATAGGTATTTGTCTGTTACTTTCCCACCACCAGACTTCACCTAGTTCTAGAAATTCTTTTTTAACTTGTATTGTAGGCATAGCATCTACGTCATAAAATGTAATAATGCTGTTGTCGTGATTTACAACAATGCCTAAATATTCCTGCCCGCAGTATGAAATTCCAGTTAGAAATTCTAGCTCGTTATAGTTACTAATGTTATTTTTATTAATCATTAAAATTATTTACCAAAAATGCTCTGTTAACTTATACAGATTTTGAATCGCTGTCAAATGTGATAAATACTGTTATGAGCAGCTACGGTGACCAAAAACTATACCTATATGATGATGTAATAGAGCTTGTAGTCACTGTGGATAATATTTATGTGGACAACAGACCTATGAACCTAAGAAAGTTGGTAGCCCATAAGGGTATAACAAATACAATTTTGTTTAATATAAGGGATCGAGACCGCAGACTACAGAATGTATTTTCTGATACTTTGCGTGTATACATGATTCATCCCACTACAAAACGCAGAATTTTTACCAAGCCCTTAGTTAATACATCTGATGTGGGTAAAGTAAAGTTAGTACTTGAAGAAGCTGATTTAGCAAATATTGAATCTGGTTTATATACACTTTATGTTACCCGCAGTACACAAGAAAATGAGAATTTGCCAGTTTATAACGATCAAAATAACAACATTAGATTTGATATTGAGATCACAGATCAAACTGGAGAAGAGCCGGTTCCTACACAAGCGGAAACCACTTTTACACAGACAGCAAATACAATGTTAGGCGATACATCTAATGTTATTGTGAGTAGCGCATTTTATGGTAACTTAGAACGTAATTTCCCTAACGCCCAACATAGTATTGCATTTTATACCACACAGTATACAGGGAATATAACAATTCAAGCAAGTTGTTTGCTTGGTGTTCCTGATATCGACGATGCTAGTAGCGATTGGTTCAATGTTGAAACAATAGCACTTAGCAACAGTAGTGTTGTTACGCACCATACATTTAATGTTAACTGCAATTGGATTCGTGTAACTCACACACCAGACGACACAGACGGAACATTAAATAAAATCCTACTAAGAAATTAAAGGCGGTGTCAAATGGATAAAATTGAATTAGAAAGAGCTAGGTTAATTAACTGGATTCTAAGAATTGTGATCACAATTCTAAGTACAATCCTTGTAGCAGTGGTGTTTGTATTGTTGGTTGGTATCTTTATGCCAAACGAACAGATTGATAATAAAGATATTCTTGCAATCATCAACCCTGCATTTAATACTATTATTGGTGCGTTTGTTGGCCTACTAGCAGGCCTAACAGTTAGCAAGGGCGAATCAGCTAAAGAACCAACAGTATTTCCTCCCCAACCTATTTCCCAATCACAAAATGTGGTTCACGAAGTAGTTGAAGAAGCCAAAGAAGAATTTTAATTCTTAATATTCTTCAGAACTAAGTGCCGGCGCCCCCGGCACTTTTTCTTGACTTTTTATCGTAAGATGCTATAATGTATTATAAACCCACAGCAGGACATTGGCATGGATATAAGTGTTTATGGTACTAAGAACAAAAAGCTAATCAGAGATCTATCTGAAGCAGCAGAGTTCTATGCGAACATTTTGCTTGATCCTCGGATGGTTAGGTCTATCGAATTAGATATTGAAATAGAAAGATCGTTAGAATTTGAAGGTATGATGATCAGTGAGGATGATAAAAAGAATCCTCGATTCTTCACAATTCAGCTTAGAAATAAGAAAGACGACGATGACATTTTTAAGACGCTTGCTCATGAAATGGTACATCTAAAGCAGTATGCTAAAAACCAACTTTATAAAAAGTTTGCACCTACGAAGGATAAAAAGGGTGAAACATTGCATACGCTATGGGAAGGAAATATTTGGAAGCCCAAGCGTAATGAACATAAGTACTTTGATAGCCCATGGGAAGTAGAAGCATTTGGCCGCGAGGTTGGAATGTTTCATCGCTGGATAGAATATAAGAATTATGTCAGTTGACACAGTAGTAGAAAAAGTACATAGATTATTATTAGATAATTTGCCTATTAGGACTACTCGTACTCCTAGTGGCTGGATGACCTTTGACTGCCCGATGTGCAATGACAAGCGCAAGCGAGCTGGTATCATAACCAGCGGCGCAAAGATTTCTTACAACTGTTTTAACTGTAAATATACCACAGGTTGGAGTCCTACCCCCGGCTTGGGCAAGCGTTATAGAGATCTAGCAACTCGCTTGGGCGCAGATCAAAAACAGATTCACGACGCTCAGATGGATCTGTTGAAATACAGTGAAGAACTTGAAAACGAAGAGATTGAAAACTATGTTTATAGTCTAAATAAGTTTGAAGTAGTTGATCTGCCCGATGATGCAGTGATGCTTGAAGATCTCCCCGACACGCATGAAGTTAAACAGTATGCAAAGGATCGAGGTATATACGGCTTATACCCTCTCCTTTGGTTTGACAATGATCCGTTATATACTAAACGACTAGTAGTGCCGTTCACTTATAATGGTGAACTAGTAGGCTGGACAGCTAGACACATTAGTCCGCCTGACAAGCAAACACCAAAGTATTTGCATAAAATGACCAGCGGCTATGTGTTTAATGTTGATAGATTCGTTGACACTAAGCGTGAATTGGTAATTGTTGTTGAAGGGGTGTTTGACGCTATAATGATTGACGGCGTTGCAGTATTAGGCAACCATGTTACAGCAGAACAAGCACATTTAATTAGCAAGCTGGGCAATAGGATTATACTTTGCCCTGACAGAGACAAACCAGGTAAAGAACTAATTGACGAAGCATTAGCATTGGGTTGGGAAGTAAGTTTCCCTCCTTGGGAAGATAGTGTTAAGGACGCTACAGATGCAGCAAACAAGTACGGTCGTTTACTCACAGTAGCCAGCATTATTAAACATGCAACAGGTAATAAGATTAAAGCACAAGTAAAAGCAAAGATGTTATGAGAAATAAATTATACGCTACCGGCTGTAGTTTTACATACGGACATATACCAAACGCAGATGCTCAGAACAGGAAGATTATACAAGAGTATACTAGCGCACCCTGCGACTGGACCTGGGCAGGACATATGAAATCTCATTTTGATGAATATGTTAATGAAGCGTGGGGAGGTGGCAGCAATCACAGAATGATACGACGCTGTCACGAATTCTTTTCTTCTGTAGAAGATCCTAGCAATTGGGTTGCAGTTATTCAGTTAACTGATCCTTATAGGTTTGAATATTTTGATAATAGTATACAGAACCATGTTGGTATATTTCATTCGAATGAGCATGTGTTACTGGATGACAGGACTTCTAACTCAAAAACAATAGATTTAGATGATGTTATTCGCAGATCTAAAACACCTGTTGCATATAGAATGTTGTTTTTAAATTATGACTTGGTTGCAATAGAACTTTTTGAAAAACTGTTAGCTCTAACTAAGTTTTTGGAAAGTAAAAATATTGAATATTTTGTTACTACTATGTCGACAAAGTGTGCGCCTGAAATAATTGCAAATGATTGTTCTAGCAATCATGCAAAGGACTTGTTTAAATTGTTTGACTTTGATAAAGTAGTTAGATTGCGGCCGCTAAGTCATCAGCTTGAAAGCGAAGATGATTTTGAATCATCTACTGATAGGCATCCAAGTAAGC